AGATCGGGCTTAATTCCATTTAGCGAGTCGGGTCAAGTATATTCTGTATCAGAGGCGATTCAGTTGGTATATAGGGCTTATTTTAATGTGGCTGTAATTCGTAACGCGATAAATCTTATGATGGATTTTTCCGCCTCACCTGTTCACGTTAAGTCCGACAATAAGACCGTGAAGAAGTTTTATGAATCTTGGTTAGAGGCTATTAATATTGAGGGTTTTGCGGCCAAATACTTTTTAGAGTATTATAGATCTGGAAATGTATTTATATATAGTTTTGACGGAAGCATACAAAAGGACAAATTTAATGCCTTGAAGACATCAATGGGAGCGAAGAACAGTAGGATTCCAATTCGTTATATTATTCTAAACCCAATGCAGATATCATTTGAGTCAAAGGGCGGGGATTATGTCAAAGCGATGTCTACATATGAGATTGAGAGACTGAGAAACCCAAAAACAGATGAGGATAGGGCTACGTTAAAAGCTTTACCCGAAGTTACTAGAAATCAGATAAAAAAATCCATTTCTAGCGATGAATTATTTATGCCTTTGGATTCTAGCCGTCTTTATTATACGTTTTACAGAAAAGCGGATTACGAGCCTATGGCCGTTCCTATGGTTTATTCCGTTCTCAATGACGTAGAGGATAAATTAGAACTGAAAAAAATGGATATGGCTTTAGCTCGAACGGTTGAGCAAGTTATTTTACTTGTTACTACTGGTGAGCCCGCTGACGAATACAATTCTGGTTTAAACACAAATAATCTAACGGCTCTTCAGGAAATTTTTAAGAATCAAACTATTGGGCGCGTTCTCGTTGCGGATTATACTACAAAAGCCGAATGGAAAATTCCAGATCTTAAAGACATGTTGGGTAAAGAAAAGTATGAGCGTGTCGATATGGATATTAAAGAGGGCTTACAATACGTATTCTTTGGTGACGAGAAATTTGCTAGTGCGACTATCAAGGCTCAAATTTTTATTGAAAGCTTAAAAGAGGGTCGCAGATGCTTCCTTCAAGACTTTTTAATTCCAGAGGCTAAGAAAGTAGCTAAGGCTATGGGTTTCAAAAACTTACCAAAGTTTGAAATGGAATCAATCAACATTGAAAATACAGCGGTTAGAGATAAAGTGTTTCTTCAAATGGCTCAATTGGGCTTACTGACTCCTAGCGAATTAACTAAATCTCTTAGAACTGGAATATTGCCAGATAAATTAGAATCTGTTACCAGTCAGAAGGAATACATGAAGCAAAGATTGGATGATAATATTTATACTCCTCTGCTTGGTGGTTCAGATTTGGGAGCACAAGATGGTGGTGACGGAAGACCAGAGGGCTCTAGCGCACCGCAAACCACTAAAAACCAATCTCCCGTTGGAACTACTAAGGGCCAACTTAGTATGGCTGGTATTATCAAGGCCACTCATGAACTCAACGCGCTTTATGAAAAGGTAGAGGCCAAGGTGAAGACGAAATTTAAGGTAAAGTCAGAACTATCTGAGCCTCAAGTTAGCGTAGTGAAATCCTTGGTCAAATCTATAGCTTTTAACGAATCTAGACTTAACTGGATTAAGCCGACCGTTATAGCGAAATATCTTAAGTCTCCGGCCCCTGTCGCTTCGGATATCGCATCTAAAGTGGATAATTTGGCCGTTAAATACGATACAGATTCTTGGCAGGCAACTATTTTATACTTTAGTGATGATAAAAATATTTAATAATTTGTGTATCTAATTGATATATGGATTCTTTAAAATACAAGACCGTTTTCTCATCCACAGTTAAGCAGGCCGATTTTAGCGATGAAAAGCGAAAAGAGATCACTGCATCGTTAGAGGACTTAAAGGGCCTTGCTCCCTATATTGATCCTAGTGACGACCCCTCTATTATATATGTGGTTGGTAATTTAGCGGTTGCGGGCTCTGTAAATAAAAACGACGATTGCTTGACTCGTGAGGACGCGCTATCTGTATACAAAAAATTTGAAAAACAGCAGTGCAATTTAGACCATAATAGACAAAAGGTTGTTGGTTATATCATTAGGGCTGGTTTAGCAGAAGTCGGCACAGATAGATTAATTTCGGAAAATGAAGCTAGGTCTTCTAATATTCCATTTTATATTACTACTGTTGCTGTTTTATGGAGAGCTGTAAACGATGACTTGTGTGATTTTATAGTAGAGGCTTCTGACCCAGATAGCCCAAATTATGAAAAACTATCTCTTTCCTTTGAGGTTGGCTTTGATGATCAAAGTATCGCCCTTGTTCCAAGTGAAACGAGAAATGTTGATGAAGCCGTAGCTACTTATAGTTATGGGTCCGAAGACTACGAAAAATATACTAAAATGCTTCGGGCTTATGGTGGCGATGGAGTTAAAAATGGATATATTGTAGCAAGAGTTATTGGTGGTAATATTGTTCCATTGGGGCAGGGTATTGTATCTATGCCTGCTGCAGATGTAAAGGGAATCATTGCCGTAACTCCAGAAGTGGACGAAACCGAACCATCTAATGAGGATCAACCTGATTCCTTTGACTCGAACGTTATTGAGGATGCAGAGAATATAGCCTCATCTATTAGGGATAGCGCAAAGCTAGATAAAGATAACTTACAATCGATTAAAGATTGTCTCATAGCATCTTGTGTTAAAAATATTATAAATAATTATAAAACGGGTGTATCAGATAATATAGATTTCAATTCTAACAAAAATATTATGAATTTCGAGAAAGAACTTAATGAAGTTGTAGCCAAAGTCCAAGCCGCCGAAAGTGTCGAGCAGGTTAAAGAGCTTTTTGCTAGTGACATCATATCAAAAATCGCAAAAGAAATCGCCCTTCAAAGCGAGGCTCTGGTGCAAAAAGAAAACGAAGCCAAAGCAGAGGCAAAAAAATCCGCCGCTGATATGGCTACTGCGGAAGAAGCTAAGAACTCACTAGAGGTCGAGCTTACAGAGCTAAAAGAAAAAATTGCTGCAATTGAAGCTGAAAAAGAAGCTGAAGCTGCTGAGCAACTATTCCAGCAAAGAGTCGCCTCTATTAACGAAGAATTTGTTTTAGGCGACGATCTAAAAGCAATCGTATTCGCCGAAATCAAGGAACTTGAGGATGAGGCTTTCGCAGCTTATGTCGAAAAAGCTAAGATCATGATGTCTGAAAAGACCGTGGCTTATCGTGACTCGGTTAAAGCAGAAAAAGCTGAAGCGGTGAAAACTAAAGAGGTTGAGGCCGAAAAGGCTGAGGTTGAAGTAGTTAACTCTGATGAAATCAAAGAGGCTATCGCCTCCGCTTCCGAAAACGAAGTTAGCGAAAAAGTCACAAACAATCTCGAAATCAAAACGGTTGACCAAAGCATTTTAGCTCAAGTTAAAGCCGCCTTCGGTGGAGACAAAACAAGAATCGGTGGAAAAACTCTTACAGAGATCGAAGCCAAATAATATAAAATTTTAATATTTTGTGTATAATCATAAAACGTTAATTATCAATTAATTAAACTCAGGAAATAAATTATGTCAGCAAGTATCTTAGATCAAGGTAATCTTCTCCCATTCCGTCAGTATTCCGAAGCCGAAGTCATCAACTGGTATTCGCTTAATGGAACTGGTAAAAATGGAACATTCGTCGCTCTAGAAACCGGCAATCAAGACCCCGCCAATGGCGACGGTTACGTTGCTGGCAGTTCTGTAGGGGCCTCTTATACAAATATCGAAAGCAATCGCTACGAAACCAAACGTAAAGTTCGTGCCGTAGCATCTGGCGATACCAAATTCAACGCACTTGGCGTTACCCTATATACCATCGCAGAATATGACGAAAATGGTAATAAACTTATTCTCCAGCCTAAAGACGCCCGCGTTGAACGTGGATTTGGTCTCTCTGGTGAATCCGTCCCTGTTCTCACTCGTGGTGTTGTGACTCTACGCTCAGAAGCCTATGTTGGAACTCCGGTTCCCGGTTATGTCGGTGTTGTTTCTACTGTTGGTGGAGGTAAGATTGAAAGTGTTAATCCCGCTTCTCTCCCAATCGCTGCAAGAGGACTTACCGTTAATAATATTCTTGGTAAGTTCGTTAGCACCTCTGGCTCTGCCTTTGGTGGTTATGCACAATTTAAATTAGAACTCTAATAAGAAGAAAAAAAAGTATTATGAAAAAACATCAACACTTTATCGATTTTGACGCCACTGAGGAGCAAGTTGCTATCATCAAAAAGCTCTGATCGAAAAATAAACAAGAGTCATATGCTGCTGCTGAAGCCATTGCCGCAATCGCGGTAGCTCCTCTCCTTCAAGTAATTGACGAAGAGCCGGTTCTCAGTAACTTCTTCTCGACACTTGTATACGACGAAAATTCACCAGCCTCTATTGATCTAGATCCCTACTTCGATATCAAAGCTCGTAATTATCTAAACGTCTGGTCCCAAACCCAGTCCGCTGGTCTCGCGACTAACTTTGTTCAAGGCATTACCGAAATGTTTGTTCACACCTACGATCTTTTCTCTGCTATCAGCATGAAGAAAAAACAGCTTCGCGCTGGTCGTATTGATCACATGGCAGCTCACATGAGCCGTCTTGCTCAAGAGGTTATGAAGAAACAGCAAGTAAGTGCAGCCAGTGTTATGCTCGCTTCTGTCGCCAATTCCCGAATTGACGGAGACGCCTCAAACACTGCCACAAGCAACTTACAGGTTATTCGCTCGAATACCGCTAACGTATTCCAATTGGATGATTTCAACACCCTAAAAACTAAATACGCTCGTATTGTTTCTAGCTGGTTGGGCGGAACTCCTGCTGGTGCCGCTAAAGAGCTAACCGATTTATTGGTTTCTCCTGAAATGGTTGCTCAGCTACGTGCTATCGCTTACAATCCAATGAATGTTAGAGCCGGAACGGAAACCACTAGTGGTGCAACCGCAATGCCTGCTCCTGAAGCCCTCCGTGAGGAAGTCTATCGTTCCGCTGGTATTCCAAGCATCTATAATACTGCGATTCATGAAGTTCATGAGCTCGGTGTTGGTCAAGAATACAACAGCTTGTTCGGAACTTACGCCGGATCGACTGAGTATGCCGGTTATGGTGGTGGTTCTGCCGCAGTGTTTAATCCTGCGAACGAAGAGGCTATCATTGGTCTTAACTCCTCAATGTTCGACTTAGTTCGCCTCCGCGAGCAAGGTGAGCAAGGTGAGTTCTCACTAAATGTGGACGATCAGTTCAATAATAGAACCGACACCGTTGGTTTCTGGGGTGGCGTTAAAGAGGGTTATGTCTCTCTTGACAATCGTGCCAAGCTCGCAATGATCGTTTAATTAACTTATAAAAATTAAAAAACAAACCCTTAGCCTTAATCAGCTAGGGGTTTTTTTGTGTCCACTCCCATAACATAGCTCATTTGTCGTGTATAGGAATATACATACTAAATTTGTATGGGAAAAAGGAAATATTATGGCAAATAAAAATTTAATCTCTAATAAGAGAAAAAGAAAAGGTGTTGGAAGTATGATTCAGACTCATGGTGCTCTACCCGAGCAAGATAATTCCGCCATTCAATTGATGGCGAGAGAAATTAGTCCATATAAACAACAGACGTTGGCTGAGTATACAGATGTTTTAGATGAGATGGATTTGATGGAGCTTCATGATCACGCTATTAAAATGGGCCAAGTTCCTATTACTAATAGAAATCTTCTCACCGATAGGTTAGAGAGAGAGTGGTCAAGGTCTAATGGAACTGTTCGCCAAGAGGTCTCTAAAATGTCTGCTGGAGCTTACGCTATGAGCCCAGAGAATCAGGCAATTGCGTTGAAAATTTTAAGAAAAGGAAGATAATATATGTTTGGATTTATAGTAATAATTTTATTGGGCTCAGTTTGGGCCATTCTCGGATCAGGTATTAAAACCTACGTGCCAAATGGAACGGATGTAATTGGATATAAAAAGCCTATTTACGGCGCTTCGACTATATTTTATGTGGCAATATCACAAATAGATAAAGTAAAAGAGATTGTAGATTGGGCGTCTATTAAAATAATTAAGCCGAATCTGTTAAAAAAAATAACGGTCTGGCTAGTCCAGTAAATATAAATAACTGGGAGCCGTGAGGCTCCCTTTTTAGTGTATTAAATACTATAATGAGTTGCGAATATATTTACAAATTTGCAGATAACTTTTGGAACTATGAGTTAGACTGCCCATCGAATGTTAGTCCCGTTTCCATAAGTGGGTGGGTTACTTCAAGCTATACGCTTGGAAAATTAAATGCGCTAACCGCCTCTTGTTTTTCCGGTGTTAGTGGTTGCCCCATGCCTACTCTGAACGGAAACGAGTTTGCTATTTTGGGTGAAATGTATAAAGTAAAGCATTATTCTAATTTAGCGAACAGTAATCTCGGAGTTGGTGGCTCAAGAAAAGTATTAGAATTACGTGAGGGGGACTCAACTATCCGCTGGCAAAACGAAACGAGCACCGCAAAAGAGTATGTAAATATGTCCAAACAGGCCCAAAAAAATGTCGATACGCTGTCTAGGTCATATAGAAACAATGGCGGTCAAATCTCATCTATTGATTTTTATAATATAGACCGGGGTGGAAACGGACATCTGGATACCAGAAGTAGATAATGTCTAATTTAATCCGTTATAATTCTAGGGCTATTTTTATATCCACTGGTCAATTTGACTCTGATCAAGAGTCTGACGGTTCACTATATCAATTTGGTAGAGTCCAAGACTTCGGAGTAAATATTAATTACCCAATTGAGGATGAAGACTACCTAGATTCAAATGCCGAGTCTGTTGTAAACAATAGACCCACCGCAGATATTACAGTAAATTGGTTATTGACAAATGGGGAAAATGAGCGTTCGGCTGGATTCGTTACTAATGGGATCTCTGGGGCTCTATTAAATTTAGATGTTCAAAAAAATATCTACATACTGACAGAGGCAAACAACGCAGATGCAGTCGGTTCCGTCGCAAATAAGACAGTTTTCGGGATAGGTAATACCCTACTATCATCTTATAACTTAAATGCATCGGTAGGCAGCTTTATTAACGGTTCTGCGTCGTTTATTGGGCTCAATATAACTTCTTATACTGGATCATCAAATCAAATTGTCCCATCTGTAAATTATGTGAATGGAAATCCCATATCCAGTAGATTCACTTTACCTAAAGTGGTAGAGAAAAAGGACGATGCATCGTCAAATACAGCGGATAATATTAGTGCGCTTCATCCAAAAGACATTATATTGGAATTTGAAAAAAGTAATCCATTCGCGGTTGTGACAAACTCACTTCATTTACAGTCGTTCGATTTTAATTTGGGTCTAGAGCGTTTTGATGTCGCTGAGATGGGTAATTCATTCCCAGAGCAGAGACCTACGATATATCCAGTGAGCGTTGATTTTACCGTAGAGGCTCTTGTTCCGGCCCATATTGCGGGCAACTTGGCTGACGGATCTTGTTTGGGTAGTGGCGCAAATATGAATCTGATTATAAAACAGCCCTGTTCTGACTTTCCCGCGTTTGAATTAAAATTAAAAGAATTAAAGTTAGAAGGTCAATCATTCGGACAGTCCGTGGGCGGTTACGAATCAATGACACTTCAATGGAAGGGGAGGATAACCAACCCACTGGATTTAAAGAATAATATATATATGGAGGCTTTTCAAGGAGACTTGGTTTACTCTCTCTTGGATGTTATTCCTATTAGTGGGTATGATGAGAATGGTATACTGCATTATTCTGAAGAGTCAATATACGAGAGAAAATTACAGCAAAATAGTTATACTTTCAAACCATAATGGCAACCTCATTACCAAATCCAGTTTTCGCCACTTATCAGCCTGAAAAAGCTTTTTGCTCTGGGCCTGATGCGGAGGGGAATACATTAGCGTCTGGTGAGTTTTTCACTGGTAGATGGGCTATGTGGTTGGCAACAGTGGGTGATGGAAAGCAGCTTCGATATAAGAGGACTTCAGATGCATTCGAGGGCGTCTCTTTGACTGACGCTGGGGCGACCTATACCGGATTTTCGTCAAGTGAATTAAATACCCCGTCGTCAAATAGGTTTGATATTATTTCGTTTACATTTACAAACTCTGGAGAGCCCGTGGCGGCGATTCAAGATAGAGGGGATAATACAGTTGGATTGAAAAATCCTTATGAGATTATCGTTTCTTACAGTGGTGATAAAAAAGCAATGTGGAGTGGGTCTAACCCAAATTTATTCAATTCATCACAGGTAAATTATCCCTTCGCTATTCCAAACGCAGTTAGCCCAATTTACAGCACCGGAGATTTATTATGTTATTACTATAAGGAAAACTCTACCGGACTTTATAGCAGGAAAATATCTGATGGGTTTTCAACGGAATCAATTGCCGCATCTGGGCTACAAGGAGGATTTTTAACTTCCACTAGGTCTGAAGTTTTTCCCCTAGTTGATACGTCGAATTTAGATAGATCCCCGTATATAAACAGTATTGTAACTGTCGATGATGACGGTGGTAGAATTAGAGTGTTGGCTCAAAAGTCAAATATAAATTATGCGTTTGATGATTTTATTACGAATCTAACGGGGGTATCATCCGACTATAGAAGTGGCTACGGAGCGTGGAAGAGGACCACTAAAATATCAGAAACAGAAGGCCAGTCATTTTACGCCGATATCTTTTTAGAAGATCCTTTCGAGGCGTATCAAACTGGTTTCAGTTATAGTCTTTATGCGCTAGGAAAAACATTAAATAAGAGACTTTTTATTGGATTGACGACGGGAGTATCGATTTATTCCGATAACTTTTTCTTCGAGGATTTTGATATTTATTATACCGGAGTAACATCGTCTTTCATCTCTGGTGTTACATCTAGGGCCGGAGCGAGATCTACTGGGGCTTATACTGGATTTTCGGTATCAGCTCCCGTATAATTAGGCGAATTTTTCAACTACCACGTTATGAATGCGTAACCTATTATTAAAAAATGGTAGATATATAAAGAAGTTATCCATTCCTGTCGCCGGAAGTTGGCCAAAAACCTTATTAGAATAGTTCGCAGATCTAGATCTAGTCCTAAGATATTGCGTGCTTACGTCTGTGGTAGCACCACCATTGTTTGAGTCGGCGTCAAGGGCCGTGTTATAATAATAACTTCCCGTTCTTTCTATTTTTAAGTGAAAATCTTGGGCGTAGCTAGTGGTATTGGCCACTTCACTTCTAATGGCAAGTCTTAATCTGTTGTTCGGAAGTGGGCTATTAGATAAAGCTGAGCCGCCAGATATTAAAATACTTCGGGATGTATAAATTCCAAAGGTATCAATATTTGAATTAGTTCCGTTAACCACGCATATGCCTGCAAAGGCACCACTTTCATAGTATGGAAAGTTATCTGACCCATCTTTAATCCCAAACGCAAACATGTCTTTGTCGGACCACGCCGCACCAATGTTTTCATTTGTTCCTATTTCGTTAAATCCAGTTGCGTTTACTATTGAGGCCGCGACACTGACCCTTAATTGCTCCCAGTATCCAACGTCAAACGGATATACTAATGCTTCTCGTGAGTCTAATACAACACACTTATCTACAGGTAATTTTTCATAAATTGTCGCCATATATAATAATACACTAAAATTAACTCTTCAAGCTATTGGATTGGTCGTCATCAATCATAGCGGTAACGACTTGTAGCAAATTCTGATATGATGATTGTAGGTTTTCGTGTGCCACCCTTAGAGCGTTGAGGTCAGATATACTTGCAAATACAAAACCAGAGGGATTCGCCGTCGCCGTTTCCATCCCAACATACTCTGTGGATTGGTCGTCTGGTGTATAGTCATTAACAGTTCTAGACGCCGATGTATAATTTTGTGTGTAGGCCGGTGGATTTTCAAGCCCACTTATCGTAATTAACTGCCCGTTCTGATGGAGCGATACTGGGCCAGTTCCAGAAAACGATATTCCACCGAGTAGGAAATTATCTCCCTCTATTTTTATTCCGGTTACGCTCGCTGCGTTAGACCCAACACTCGTGGGGCCGTATATTGTGCAATCGCCTGTGCCGTATGAGTCAATTAGGGCGTAGTGAATTTGATAACTACCGCTAATATTATGTGATACAAATCCAGCAGTAGATAGACCTGTATAATATGCATTATCAAATCTTGGAGATATGGCTGATCCAGTCCAAATATAAACGCCACTCGTGTCTGTTTGATTTGGGTCTGGGGTAATTATATAATTCATCCCACCATTCACAGTAGTAAATGATACGAAATTAGGTGGGTTTGGTGGTGGATTATTGACGACTAAACTTGCTCCGCTCGCCAATACGCCAAATTCATCTGCCGTCTCAATGTAGATTTTTAGATCTCTTTGCCCTCCCGATTCAATCATTCCGTCAGTAACATTAAAAAGTCTGGTGCTTGGATTACTAATAGTTATAGGGTCGATTAAATCTGTATCGTCAGAGGGATCAAGTAAATGAAATTTAAATCCACTAAGAGATTGGACTCCCGCTGGTTCCGATCCGTCAAACCCTGTGTTAAATGACCAAGCGGTAGCAAAGTTTCTATTAACATATCCAGTTGGCGATACTGAATTGTCCAAATTAGAAAGTAGGTATATTCCACTTAATTGAGGCGGGTCTCCAAGTGGGTTCCCAGTTGGGACAAAATATGTATCAGATATATATGTCGATTCGATCCCGCCGTTACTGACGGCTCCAACGTAAAATGTATTATTCCCAGTTACAGGATCTTTAAAGAAATACCCTGTGCTTTCGGTGGTTGTTATTAGGGTCGGGGCCTCATCTCCGGCTGCACCAGATATTCTATAAAATGCAGGGTCAGACGACGACCCGCTCCAATTTAATTGAATATTAAAGAAATATGAGTCATCTCCGAGCAGGCCCGATACTCCAGTGGTAGATAGGCTTCCCGGTGGCTCTGGGGGTGTATTATCGCCAATTACGTTTGGTGTCGTGATTGAACTATATCCAGTCGAAACTTGAAAGTTTACGCCCGTAAAGTATTCGACACCCAAAACCTCAAGTAGACCATCCTCGACTTCGGCGGTGGCTAAACACCTATACTCTAGTGGTTTAATAAATGGGTCTGTGCCAGTTAAAGTTTGATTTGAAAGTATAAAAACGCTACCTTTATAAAGTCCCGTTGAAAAGGCAGAATCCACACTTAACGTAGAGTTATTTTTAACAGGATCTACGCCAACTGAACTAACTCCACGGGTTTCTATTTGTGAATTTCTAATTAAACTATACTGATTGGAATTTGATATAGATCCGGTTGATTCTAGCGTTTCCGCAGGAACTAGGGCAGATATTTTATATGAATCTCCCGGTGTTAGATTTACCGTTCTATCTAGCTCAATATTATTTCTGGCCGAATTGAAATTTACAATTCTACCCGCCTGTTGATTATTCGATCTTTGATTATCGTAAAGATTAAAAATATCCCCCGGTCTAAAGAACATCCCTTCGTTTGCCGTTTGAAACGTAACTGTTTCGGTTGAAAGCCTTTCTGTAGTTAATAGCCAATTTGCAGCTCGAATCGCTTGGCCTTTAGATATAGTGGCAAAAGCGGCGAATTCTTTCTGTATATATCCATATCTTGATATACCCTCTGGGTCTTCAATGTATTCAACTGATTCGCGATATAAATTATCTGGATCAATCCATCTTACGACGGCTACTGTCGATCTTGTATTTCTAGCGGTATCAGAGTATGTAAAATTACCATCTTTTACATTTGAATTAGTTACATTATAGATCGGCGCTTTTACATCATTACTTACTGGAAATAGCCTTCCGTTTGCCCAGTAAAGCATACCACGAAAAACAGAAACCAACTGCATTAATAAATCATATGCATTAGACTGGTTCTGAATGGCTATGTTACATGTGAATTTTGGCTCTAATCCACCGTCCCCATCATCAACTAATTCATCACATTCTTGAGCGATTTGGTAAAGAGTCCACTTGTCCATCCATTCTTCACGAATATAATTACCAAGACCATATACGTCATTTGTGCAGAGGTCATATAAGATCCAAGCTGGGTTATCTGTCCAGACTTTTGATGAGGCGTAAACTCCATTCCAGTTGGCTGGGTATACGGCTTCGGTTATTGTTCCATCTGTGTTATATTGTGTTGGAGTGTATCCATTAGGGATTTTTACTTTAAGTCCCTTTATCTCGTATGCGCGAGTCGGGATAGATCCAAACTGATCGGCGGATAATTCTAGGGCAACAAGGGCTGAGTGCGGATAAGAAAATGAGTTCGCTGATATTACGGAAATACTATCTACAAATATATCATTTTGTGTCTTTACCGACATGATATTTTCACTGGTGCGTCTTACCCTAATTTTCCATGAATATCGCGGCTTTGGTGTATCGGATTTTGGTAATGTGAGTGTTAAGGTTTTAAAGTATGGCGATGTGCATTTACCATTAATGGTGTCTGACCTTTGAGTTATCCAAGATCCGCCGTCTGTAGCAATATCAATAGCATAGCTTATTGTATATTTATTTATATTACCTTTGTCGTCACTAGATAAAAGAGATGGAACTTTAACTGTTACTTTAATAGAGTCTGCGTCTGGATATATGCTCGTATTAATTGACGCGACTACGGTTTTGTATGCCCCTGCACCGGGGGGAGGATTTGATATTAAAGTGTTCGCGGAGAGTGGGATTAACGACTCAACTTTAGAGAAATTTGGTATTGCGGATTGTCCACTAGCTCCGACTGTATAATTAAACTTGAACCCATCTCCAGAAAGGTTGAAATTCGCGCTTCCGTCAGGATTGATAAGGGGAACGTCATCAAAATATGTAGATATCTTAGGGTCCGCGCCTAAAGTCCCGCTTTGCGGCCAAAAACCTTCAATTTCACCCTCACCAATAAGATCCACAATCTTGATTCTTGTATTGGATATCAGCGTATTTGGGGCCTCTACGGGAGGCTTTGAGGATGCCGCTGGACTACTTGAGCTTCCCATTAGATAAAGTCCTCTTGAGTGCTATAATACTCATAACCACCACCGTCAAGGTCTCTTCTCTCCACGACACCTTGAGATCCAGCATTTGTTGTGGAAACGTCATTATTATTGATTGATATTGATATTGGCATTGGAGTTACTAAGGCCCTGCCATAAATAACAGACGGGGCTCCGCCTTGGGAGCTTGCTGAGGCGTTACCTTGAAATATAGTAGATCCATTGTTACTTTGATCTTCGTTTGCTCCAAATTTTGGAACAGGAGTTAATAATTGAGTGACGCCACCCAACACCAAAGATATACCTAGATTAAGTGTGGCTATTGCGAATATTGATTTGAAACCTCCTGCAGCAAAACCTGCTCCAAAGCCGCCCGTGGCAAGGGTGAGGGCAATTAAAGCGACCCCTGCCAAAATCTTACCAAAAGCACTGTCCGCACCAGCAATAGTTGGAATAATATAAATATCATTATTTCCAGATCTATTTGTGGCCTCTTCTACATTTATAACATTTTTCTTTTTACCAATCGCTATTTTGTAGGGTTTATCTTTTGCCTCTTTACCTAAATACTCAAATAATTTATTCTTTGTGTTGGAGTTGATTGCACGTAAAGCTTCTGGGGTTGATTTCACATCAAGCTCCCATTTTTTACCAAATCTAGTTCCTAGTGAACCCACTAAATATATAGTGGTTAATTTTTTACTTACATTAGACATAAATACCTTTTACCTGTAACATAAAATACACTATTTAACCTTGGTATCTTAGAATCATAGATATTTTTTTATTCCACACTTTGTTCAACATGCAAACTTCGGATAACCGTCCTCTGGGGTGATGAATCATTTTACTCCTACCTATAAAAACAGATAAATGATGGGGAAATAGTCTGTTCGAGTTAAAAACAATTACATCATCCTTCATTATAGGGCTTCCGTCTGGTATTCTTTCGAAACCCTCTTTACCAAAACTATCTATAATTATGGAGTTATTCGATCCCTCAAATGAGTTGTCCCTGTCGTAATCTGAAATTTTAATATTAAACTCTAGCTTGTAATAATCCCTAACAATTTCGTAACAGTCACTAAAACCCCAGCAAAATTGACGACCTATTAAATTTGGTTTATATGAATCTGGAACGTAGCTGTTCCATTTTTTTGACTTAATAGAGTAGACATATAGCGGTAATTCCCAAGTCTCTGCGTAACTGATGTCTTGATCAGAAAATGATTCATCTCCAATGGTATGGCTGTGGTATACCCCAACTATTGTATTGCTACTTTCAGAAAGCGAAATGTAATCTTTTTCATCGGTGGTAAACATAACATCACTATTTAAGTGAGTGTTCGTAGATTGAATTATCCCAGCTTCGCCATTTATATCAAAGTAAATATAACCACAGACCTCTTTACTTGGGCTTTTTTCGGCAATATCTATAATCTTATTTTTTATTGATGTATTCATCGCACAAAATTTGATCTAGCTAGACCCATAAAGCCTCCAAATGGAAGGGCTCCCGTTGGAAAATGAAGCTTGCATCCGAAAGTGCTGTGTGGGCAAGCGTCCATGATCCATTTTGATTGATTAAATAAAGGGTCATTATCTATTCCAGCCGTTCCGTTAGAACTACATACAAAAACAAAGGATTGTCCGTGAGTCTGATCAATCTCGCTTGTCCTGACTACATACTGCCCCTGATTATAGGATGTAGATGAGGACCAGTTTCCCTGATCTGATAGTGTAAAGCTATAGTCTCCAGTAAATGTTTTGCCAAATTTATCAGAAACGGGCGGACCTGAGTATCCGCAAGTTCTAGCATTCCTGTATTTAAATGGACATACAGTTGCTAGTGCTGGGCGACTTGGTAGTTGAACGTCATCTAATTCCAGTGGGGTAACGCCTTCAAACTCTACTGATATTCTATCCTCTTTAATTTTACGATTGATATAAAATATCTCGTCCTCG